AATATATACCAGAAACTCACACTATTCATTTGAAATCAAAAACAATATGTTAAGATTGTTTCCAGTACCAAATATTGCAACTCCACAAAAGTTCTGGGTTGAGTTTACAATTCCTTCTGATCCTTGGACAGAAAGTGAAGAAGGAGTTGATACAGGTGTAAATGGTGTCAACAACATGAACACTCTTCCATTTGCAAATATACCATATGAAAACATAAACTCAATTGGTAAGCAATGGATTAGAAGATATGCACTTGCTATTTGCAAAGAAATATTAGGTCATATTCGTTCTAAATTCAGTACCATACCAATTCCCGGTGAATCCGTTACATTAAATGGTCCTGCTTTATTAGCAGAAGCAGCAACAGAAAAGAAAGAATTGCGTGATGAATTAAAGACCATACTTGCAGAAATGACTTATCCAAAGATTGTTGAACAACAAGGTGCAATGTCCGACAATCTACAAAAGGTTGGACAAAAAATACCAGCACTAATATTTGTGGGGTAATAAATGAGCGATACAATAATTCCAATTGCTCCATCAACTATCGAAACAATTGATCTTGCTTTTTATAATTGGTTAAATTATGAAATGGATATCTTTTCAACTTTTGAAGATGGTTGGAAAAAAGTTCCAGTTATTTGGGTTTCTGCTGAAAGAGCACATCAAATAAAAGCAAACAAAGATATTAGAGATTCATCTGGTATGTTAAAGTTTCCTTTGATTTCTATTGAAAGAAAAACAATAAATAAAGATCCAAACAAAACAGGTTCTGTCCCTGCGAATATACGTCCTGTTAATGATTATAAGGGTGGCACATTAACAATAGCAAGAAAGATAAATCAAGAAAAAACTTCTAATTTTGCTAATGCCGATCAAACAAAAAGAACCACACTTGAACAAACAGAACAAAGACAAACATACAGAAGAGACAATAGAGTGCTTCCATTGAATTTTAAAAATTCAAGTCAAAGAAAGCCAACTCAAAAAGTTGTTTATCAAACAATGTCGATTCCAGTTCCTGTTCATGTTGCTGTTTCATATCAAATAAATATAAGAACAGATTATCAGCAACAACTTAACGAAATTACAACACCTTTCTTTACAAAAAACGGAAACACAAGATATATAAAATTAATTCAAGATCAGCACAATTATGATGCTTTTATTAAAGGCGATTTCACATTTGACAATAATGCTTCAAATCTTAATGAAGAAAGAAAGAATTATTCTGCTTCTATTAATGTAGAAGTAATTGGTTACTTGATTGGAGAAGATAAAAACCAAGAAACACCAAAAGTTGTTTTAAGAGAAAATGCAGTTGAAGTCAAATTTCCTAGAGAAAAAGTTATTGTTGGAGATGTGCCAGATTACTTGAATACATCTAAAAACAAAACATCTTATAGAGAATAGTGATTTTTGAATATTTTATTACTATTTACTATTGATAATTCAAAGCAGGAGTAATTATAATTATGGCAGTAACTTCTTATAGATTCGTTTCACCCGGCGTCCAAGTACAAGAGATTGATGAATCACAATTACCTGCTACATCAAATCTAGTAGGACCAACAATAATTGGTAGATTTCCAAAAGGACCAGCAAATCGTCCTGTTTATATCACTTCTAAATCCCAATTAGTAGAAACATTTGGTAATCCAGTTCCCGGTAAATCTGGTGTTGATGTTTGGCGTGATGGTAACACAATTGGTACAATGTATGCTGGCTATGCTGCACAAGCTTGGTTAACAAATACTTCTGCTGTTAACATTGTAAGATTGCTTGGTACACAAAGCCCAAATGCAACAACTGACGGAAAGGCTGGTTGGCAAGTTCCAAACTTTGGAACATCTGATTCTGCTGGCGGTGCTTATGGCTTGTTTGTTATACCATCTGCTTCTGCTGGTACTGCTAATGTTACTGGTACACTTGCCGCTATCTGGTATATGAAAGAAGGTTCGGTTGTTCTTTCTGGTACATTAGCCGGAACTGCTGCAACTTATACCTCCGGTACAAACACTCTTGTACAATCAAATGCAGGATATGGAGAGTTCCATGCAGTAATAACAACACCCGGCGGAACATATGCTTCAAACTTTAATTTGAATTCTGACTCTGACAAGTTTATCAGAAGAGTATTTAATACGAATCCTATTTTGACAAATTCCGATGTTACTTCACCATCAAACCTTGAATACTATTGGTTAGGTGAAAGCTTCGAAAGATCAGTAGATGAAATAATCGGATTATCTGCAAATCCATTTTATGGTTTTATTGCTCCATTATCTACTACTGGTTCCGCTGTAACATACAATAACTTCAGAGCACCAGCCAGACCAGCAGAAACTGGTTGGATTATTGGTCAAGATTTAACAACCAATACAGGTTCTTTCGTTGCTGCAAATCAACAAAAGCTCTTTAAGTTTGTAACATTAGATTCTGGCGAGTGGGCACAAAGAGAATTGAAGATTTCAATCTCTGATATTAAAGCACCACCAAACGATTTTGAAGATTATGGCTCTTTCTCTGTCATGATTAGAAAAATCAGCGACTCCGACAATAACGTTAGAGTTATTGAACAATATAACAATGTAAACTTAAACCCTGTTTCTCCGAATTATATTGCCAAGAAAATTGGTGATAAATTTGTTGAGTGGGATGACACCGAAAGAAGATTGAAAGAATATGGCTCATACGATAACGTTTCATCTGTTATCCGTGTTGAAATGGACCCAGACGTTGACAATGGTAACGTTGACCCAACTTATCTACCATTTGGTTTCTTTGGACCTCCAAGACCAAAAACATTTACTTTCTTCTCTGGTTCTGCACTTCCATCCTCCGTTGTTTCCGGTTCAGCAGTACGCTCAAAAAATCCATCTGGCGTGCTGTTAAATCAAGGAACACTCAACTTAACAGCATCTGTTATTTTCCCAACAATGCCTTTAAGATTATCTGCATCTGCCGGTGCAATTTCTCCAGTAACCAATGCTTTCTTCGGCGTAACAACAGGAGAAAAAACTGCATATACTACATTTGATCCAAGCTTCCTTGACTTAACAAGAGCATTTTCTACCGACTTTGGTACAGATGCATATGATTTGGCATCTGGTGGAGAAACATACAGAGAAAATTCATTTGTATTCACTCTCGATGATCTTTCTGGCTCAACCGCAACAGGTGTTGGATATGTCTACAATGCAGGCTCAAGAGCAGCAGGAACTTCCAAAACTGCTGTTGCTTCTTTAACAACTGGTTCACAAGCTGGTTATCGTGCAATACTGACTGCTGGTTACGATAGATTCACAATGCCACTTTATAACGGATTTGACGGATTCGATATCAAAGAAGCAGATCCATTGAGAAACAACCTGTTAACCTCTGGTACACCAACGGATACAACAAGCTACGTTTACTACACATACAACAAAGCAATTGATACAATCTCAGATCCAGAAGCACTTGTAACAGATATAGTTGCAATTCCCGGCTTAACCTATGAATCTCTTACAACTAAGTTGGTACAAACTTGTGAAGCAAGAGCAGATGCTTTGGCAATTATCGATTTGCCCGGTGTCTATGTGCCAGAACATGAAAGATACTATGCTAATAGAACAAGCAGATATCAAGGAACAGCCACTACAGCAGCAAGCGAACTAAACGCAAGAGCATTAAACTCAAGCTACGGCGCTACATACTATCCTTGGGTACAAATCCGTGATACCATCAATGACCAACTCGTATTCGTACCACCATCTGTTGTAGCTCTTGGTGCAATGTCTTACGGACAAAGAACACAAGAACTTTGGTTTGCACCAGCAGGATTTACTCGCGGTGGCTTAACAGAAGGTCGTGGTGGTATTCCAGTAGTTGGCGTAACACAACGTCTTACATCTACAGACAGAGATACACTCTACGAAGCAAACATCAATCCTATCGCTCAATTCCCAGCAGAAGGTATTGTAATCTTTGGACAAAAGACCTTACAAGTAACACCATCTGCACTTGATAGAATCAATGTTCGTAGACTTCTAATTTACTTGAAGAGAGAAGTCTCTAGAATAGCAGCAACATTGTTATTCGATCAAAACGTCGATGTAACTTGGAGCAAGTTCTTGGGTCAAGTCAATCCTTTCTTGTCATCCGTCAAGTCCAGACTTGGCTTGTCAGAATACAGAGTAATACTTGACAACACAACAACAACACCAGATTTGGTTGATAGAAATATTCTATACGCCAAAGTATATCTAAAGCCAGCAAGAGCAATTGAATTCATTGCAATTGATTTCACAATTACAAGTTCTGGTGCATCATTTGCTGATTAATAACTATATACTATAAAAGGAAAATAATAAAATGGCATTTTGGAACGAAGCATCTGTTGAACCAAAAAGAAAGTTTAAATTCTTATTAAGATTCGGCGCAGCATCTGACGCATTACCTTCTTTCATTGTTAAGAAAGTTAACAAACCAGAATTAACAATATCTGAAGCTACACATAAGTTTTTAGGACACTCTTATTATTTTCCTGCCACACAAACTTGGAACGAAATTACTTGTACGGTAGTTGATCCTGCTGGTTCTGGTGGTACTGGCGATGAAGAAACTGCAACTTTGCAAGCACCTTCTGTTGACGTAGCAGAAGGTATGTATCGTGTTCTTCTTGCTTCTGGCTATCAATCACCAGTTAACCAAGCCTCTGCAATCGCTGCTGGTGGTGCTGCAACATTAAGAACATTTGCAAAATCAACAGCTACTGCACAATTTGATAGAGTTGAAATTATACAAATTGATGCAAACGGAAATGCAATTGAAACTTGGACTCTTAATAACGCTTGGATTAAACAAATGACATTTGGTGAACTTGATTATTCATCAGACGACATTAACGAAATAACATTAAAATTCCGTTATGATTGGGCAGACGTTAAGATAAATCGTGGTGGTTCTACAACAGCAGCATTTGATAGCGAATTGCAATCATAATTGGTGATTGATGTTTTGGAATAAAGGCAGAGATACTACTCTTGAGCCATATAATAAATTTAAATTTATTGCAACGTTTTCTGGATTTGTAAAAACAACAACTAATCCTTTAAGCGTTTTGGGTAGTGAACTCCCACCAGACTTGAACTTAAGAGTTCATGTTAAAAAAATTGATGCTCCAAAAATAAACTTTGAATTTGAAAGAGCTTATGCAAATGAATATGTTGATTACTTTCAAAAAGGCTCTATTCATTGGGAATCGATGAATATAACTTTTATTGATTCTGTTATAAAAAACAATCAACGTTCATTTACATTAAGAGAAATATTAAATGATTATATTTCTTCTCTTAATGGATTTAATAATAGCAACCAAAGTTTTCAAGATAACAGAACAAATTTAGTTGACTTACCATCTTTTTGTGAAACTATACAAATTGCTAGTTTTTCTACATTTGCAAATAGTAGTTATCCAAGTGCTGCTGACTTAAAACAATATAATTCCGGTCAAAGTCTTGATACACAATTAGGCAAAAGTTTAGATAAATATAATAACATATTTACTATAACAAGACCAAGAATAACAAAAATTGATTTTGGTAGCTTGGATTATAGTTCAGATGATATAAATGAAATAACCATCTCTGTTGTTCCAGAGTGGTGTTCAAATCAAAATAGTGATTCTCTAACTTTACGATAACGAGGAATAAATGAGAAATAATATGGATAGGTTCCAAACTGGACCTCAAAATGCAGAGCATAGCGATCCTGCTGCTGCATTAATGCAACAATTGTCATTTGTTGTACCAACAGAGCATGTTGAATTACCATCAAAAGGTATCTTCTATCCAGAGGGACACCCACTCCACAATAAAGATACAATTGAAATTCGCTACATGACAGCAAAAGATGAAGATACTTTAACTTCAAAAAATCTTATAAAGAAAGGAATAGCAATTGAAAGATTGCTGCAAGATTTGATTGTTGATAAGCGAATTGTGTTGGCAAGCATTTTAATTGGTGACAAAAATGCAATTCTTTTATCTGCAAGAAAAACTGCATATGGCGTTGATTATGATACAAAATTAAATTGTCCTTCTTGTGGAAAAATACAAAACTATACATTTGATTTAAATTCTTGTGGAATCTACGAAGGAATATCAAATGAGCAATTGGAAGAAAATGGAATTTCTGTAACAGAGAATAAAACATTTGTTTTTAAACTTCCAATATTAAATGCTTCTTGTGAAATTCGTATGTTGAACGGCAAAGATGAACAAATAATTATGAACAGAATAAAAGAAGCAGAAAACCAAAAAAATGCTTTGGATACTTCATTGTCTGATCAATTAAAGTTGATGATTGTTTCCATAAATGGTGTTAACGATCCTGCTACTTTAACCAAAGCAATTCCACTATTGCCAGCTAAAGATTCAAAACACATAAGAGAAATGTATAAGCTTATATCTCCAAACCTTGATTTGTCACATGACTTTTCTTGTTCTGCTTGTTCGTTTGAAACAAGATTGGAGGTTCCGTTCAACGCGGACTTTTTTTGGCCTAAACGATAAATATCAAGAACAGCTATATGAAACTTTCTTTCTTATGAAGTATCATGGTGGTTGGTCTTTTGTTGAATTCTACAATCTTCCTGTTGGCTTAAGAAATTGGTTTGTTAATAGATTGGCAAGTCAAAAAGAAAAAGAAGCAGAAGAAATGGAAAAAGCAAGCAAAAAGAAATAATGTATAAAATCGAAGAACTTCAAATTCTTCGATTTTGTATTTTGTATCTATTTATTGCATATGAGTTTTGTTTGTATATTATCGGCTTCGTGCCGTTTAAATGGGAGATAATTTAAATGGCAGAAAAAACAATAGAACAGCTTGAAGCGGAGCTATCTTTAGTCAAAGATAGGCTAAGATTAGATCAAAATAGTTTTGAACTTAAACAAAAACAACTTGATTTAGAAATCAAAATCTCAGAACTAGAAGCTAATAATTTAGCAAAAAACATAAGTTTATTGCAGCAACAAATTGCATTAGCACAACAAAACAATCAAAGCTATTCGCAACTTCAGCAACAACTTGATGCTACAAATGAAGACCTTAGAGAACAAATTGAATATATTGATGAATTAACAAATAGTCAAAAACAATTAACAGAAGCACAAAAAGCAGCACAAGCAGTACAACAAGCATCTCAAGAACAAGCTAAAAAATTGTTAGACCTTCTTGGACTTAAAGGAATTGATAAGAACACTTTAGCATATCAATTCTTTTCTAACCCAGAGGATCTTTTTGAAAACATTGGCAAACAAGTTGAAAAAGCTGGTGGTTTAATTGGAATTGTTACATCAAAGTTATTATCTCTTTCTGTACAAGCAGCACAAGCTATAGCCAGAATATCAGTAGAACAATCGCTGTTAGCAGATAGATCGGTTGCTTCTCTTGCTGCTGCAACAGCAGCTAATCAGCAATACTTAATGTCTGTCTATGACGTTGGTCGTGGAAATACAGCATTAGGTATTGGCTTTGAACAAGCAAGCAAAGCAACAGCACAACTTTACGAAGGATTAAACACTTTTTCCGCACTTAATACAAGTACAAGAAATAGTCTTGTTGCAACAGCCGCAAGCTTGGAAAGACTTGGTATTTCTGGTGAACAAACCGCACAAAGTATAGCCTCGTTATCTTTTATAATGGGCATATCCGAACTTCAAGCCGCAGATACATTAAAAACAATTGCCGCAATGGGACCAGCTATGGGCGTTACAGCGAAAAGGATGGTTTCTGATTTCTTGCAAGTAAAAGATCAACTTTCTGTTTTTGGTAGTGAAATGGATGATACATTTATCAGACTCCAAGCACAATCAAAAGCAACAAATGTTGCAGTTGGTGATTTATTGAATCTTACAAATAAATTTGATACTTTTGAAGGTGCAGCAACGCAAGTTGCAAAATTAAATGCTATTCTTGGTGGTCCATTTCTTAGCTCAATGGCAATGATTGAAAATGTAGATCCAACAGATAGAATCAATATGTTGAGAGAAGCGGTTAATAATTCTGCTATTTCTTTTGAACAAATGAGCTATTATGAAAGGAAAGCAATTACAGAAGCAGGCGGGTTTAAATCTGTTGAAGAGGCACAAAGAGTTTTAAGTATGTCTGCTGGGCAATACTCAAAAGAATTAGAAGAACAAACCGCAAGACGAGAAGAGTTGGATGCTGCAATTCAAAAATCAATACCAATTCAAGAAAAATTATCTCTTATAATGGCAAACTTTGCAATTATTATGGAGCCTGTAATAACTGGAATAAGTGATTTTTTATCAGCAATTTTAGAAATGCAAGATAGTATGTCCATTGCTGAATTTGTTGTTGGTGCAATTATTATTACTCTTGCTGCATTTGTAGTTGCTGTAGGTTTTGCTGCGCTTGCTGTTAAAATATTCGGTTTGATAATGGGAGCTTCTGCACCCGCAGTAGTAGCAGGTTCAACAGCTATATCCGGTGGATTAACAGCAATTGGAACAGCAGCCGCCAGTATAACCGCATCAATACCCGTTCTTCTATCTCTTGCCGTTGTATTTATAGCAATAGCAGCAGCAGCTTATTTTGTTGGAGAAGCAATATATAAAACTTTTTATGGTTTAGCTGCTCTTATAGCTGAAGGTGTAAAAGCACCAGAAGTATTTATAAATTTGGCAGCAGCAATCGGAGTATTGGCTCTCGCGATTTATGCACTATCAAATCCTCTTGCTATTTTGGGTGCTCTTACACTAACTGCAACTTTGTATGGTATTGCTGACGCAGTTAATTCCATTGAAACAGATAAAATCTTTAATTTTAAAGTTATGATGGAAAAAATTGTAGAAGTTGTAGAACCAGATTCAATAAGTAATTTTGAAAAGTTTGCTGAAAAATTTGATTTAGTAACAAAAGCAACAAACGAAGTAAATGTAAACAACACACAAGTATTATCTCAAATGCTAACAGCAACACAGAGTATACCACAAAGCTTAAAAGTTAACAATAATCAAACAATAGTTGTTAAGATTGGTGATAGACAATTCAAGGGTGTTGTTGAGAAAGTGATTGATAGTGCCTATGCAGACCCCAACACTTATAGTCAAGGATAAATAAATGGAACAATACCCAGAAACATTTTCCGGAATTATTAAAAATACTAATGAATTATTTAAAATTTATAGTGTTACACACGATGTTGTTTTTTACTTTGTTCCATACGATTTTAAGATGAAAGAAAATTTTAATATTAGTTGGAATCAACAAAGTGTAATTGGTCGTATGGACCCTATAGCAACTTTTAAAAATATGGGAAGAAATTTAACAATATCCTTCCAAGCAAGACAAAAACTTCAAGATACAAGAACTAAATTAAGCTTTACGCCAGACGAATTATTACACTCCATTGATCACTTAAAGAAATGTTTGTATCCAAAATATGAAAGTTCAACTGAAGCTATGACTTCTCCTCCTTTGTTTAGATTACAATATAAAAATTTAATCAATGCTGGAGAAAAACAATTTGGTATTGAGGCAACTAATGGTGTTCTTGGATACATGACAGCTTTTGCTGCTGATTTTGTAACAGAACCAAATAGCATTTATCATCGTGGTAATTTGGCATATCCAAAAGTGTTTGATATTAATTTCACGTTTTCCGTATTAAACGAGGAACTTGTTGAAACACAAAACGTAGGAATAACCAATCAAGAATTCTTTTATCAATATGGACATAAACATGCAACTCACGTAGGTATTAATGTTGAACCAGTTATTCCTGTTGATTCTAAAGAGCCTGCTGCAACTGCAACAACACCCGGCGCAGCAACAACAACTCCATCTAGCACAGCAACTACTACCACCGCTGCACCAACGGCAGCAACTAACGGTACAGGAACAAGTGGTACTTTTGATGCTATAAAAAATACTATTTTAAAGTTTGTGAGGTAACGAATGTCAAGATACTTAACATTAAACAAAAAAACAACAAGTATACAAACTACAGATTCAATGTACGATGTTATCAATAAACGCAATGTTGAACAAGTAACACACTATGTTACAAAGCAACTTAACAAGATAACAGCAGAGGACATTAACGACTTAAATATAACTGCTCATATTTGGCACTCAACAGACAAATATTGGAAGTTATCTTCTACATATTATGGTGATCCACAATATTGGTACATAATTGCTTGGTTTAATAACAAACCAGTTGAATCAATGAACAATATTGGAGATCAAATTTTAATTCCTCAACCATTAGATAGAATACTAGAGTTGTACTAATATGCCTTCTTCGACTCCCAATCAACCAAATGATCTTATAAAGTTTGATCCTCAAACATATTTGCTTTCTTATTTTGAAGAATTAACACAGAAATATAGCAATGATTACGAATACAAAAATGTTTACGCATTATCTACTGACTCAAAAGATAGCTTTCCAAAAACAATGGCTGTTTTGCAAAATAGAGCAGGATCAAATTCTTTTATTCAATTACCAACAAGAAAATACAATGCTCTTGTTCCAAGAATAAGATTATATAGAGTAACGTATAACGATCAATACGAAGTTAAAAGCCAAAAAGAATTTGTTTTTAAAAAAGATAGTTCTTACAAAATTACCGATCCTATTTCAAAAAACAATTGTGGTATAAAAAGCATGAGTTGGAAGCTAGCGGGCACTAATCCTGTAACGGCTGAAAAACAAGTAGAGGTACAAATTGAATTTTATTTTGATTCAATTAATGCTTTTTCGGGTGGTAATTATACATTAATGGCTAGCGCATATCAATCTGGTGGAGACTTGGATGGTACAAGCTTTAATTTTTGTGATTCAGAAAAAACAACTAAAAACTATTGGTCCTTAATCTTTCATCCACAAACTAAAAAGAGTGTTTATAATACATTTGATTTTAGAATAAAAGCATATGTTGGCTGGGAAGACATTGACTTTGATATTGTTAAAAGTTTAGGTTTTACTGCATTACAATTAGAGGATATAAAAAAGCTAAATTATGGTTTTTTCTTAAATTTAATTAAACATGAATTTAAATTTAATGAAGATGGAAGTTTGGGATTAACAGCAAATTATATTGCTTCTTTTGAAAGTTCAACTTTTAATCAAAACTTTGATCTTCTCGGAAATATGAAAGAAAGAATTGAAGCATTAAAATCCAGAACAATTGGAAGACTTGAACTTGGTCAAGGTACCACAAATTCAGATTTAGATAAAGCAGTAACTGAATTAAACCAACTTGGTCTTGGCGTTACTAAAGAACAATTAACTAACGCAACTCCACAAGACATAGAACAATTAAATGCAAAATTGAGAATTGTTCAAGAAATTTCTAATGATCCGAAAAAGAAAGAACAATATTTAAATTGTAACGCTGTTCAAGAT